GATCCTTGAAAGAGTTCGATTGTGAACTTGAAAAGATCGACGAGAGGTTCAGGACCACTTGCACGGCCTCCGAAAGTCTTGAGTGGGGAACCTGCAGGTCGTACTCTGCTAACGTCCCATTGGGGAATTTGACCTGAGTACAGCAGTGATACCAACTCCCTAAACGATTTCGCCCATCCGACCTTCGAATCCGCAACATTAATAACTGTGTCGGTTGCATGGAATGTCTCCGCTACTTCTGGTAGTTTACTAATGTATTGGCGCTCTACACTAAAGCCTACCCCTGTGCCGCATAGCAAGACGTACATCAGTTCGTCAAAGGCCTTGGGGTGGTCTATAGGTAGGTAGCTACAGTTAAACCCTGCTACGTTGTCACGATCCAGAGCCTCTCCTGCGGTCATCAGTGCTCGCATGGATGGCATTACGTCTAGATCGTGGATAGCTTTAAAAATCTCTGACACATCAAAGTCATTCAGAGCACCCCGGTCTGACCAGAAGTTAATGTACCTGTTTACTGTTTCTTCCCAAGTCTCCCTACGCTTCTCTTCTGGAAGGTAACGGGCGTACCGTGACTTGTGTATGTACTGTTGGTATGCGTCCATCTATTCTGTTACTCCTAGTGTTTCATTTATGATTGCTTGTCCTGCCATCTGTAGCAGCATGTACACCCCATCAGGGTACTGTTCGTTGGATGCTACTTCAAACATTTCACCGTCTTCGTACATAACTACAGCTACCTTTACCTTTCGTCCCTCTTTCTCGTGCGCCATAGCTTTACCTACAAACACAGAAAGAAACTCTGATGTGGGTACGTCCTGTGTTTTTTCGTCCTTCTTACCAAAGTTACCGTCTATAACTTTCATAAGGCAACCTCCTTTATGAGCCAATCCAGATAGACACGGGCCTTACGTAGATCCTCTACACCGTTCTTATACTCGTAACGCCAGAGGTACTTCAGACAGTTTCCCTTGAGATACCCCTTGTACTCCTGTGGGTGCATGGACGCCTTGATTGCTTCAATGGCCTCTATCGCTCCCTTGTTGTAGTGATCTGGCTGTGTCACAGGGTTGTGCTTGTCCTCTGGGTGATACAGTTTACCTACTGCTGTCTTAGACACTTTGTTCCACTCTTCTGGTGTTGCTTCGTCTATTGACATTTTTTTACACTCCTCAAACTTCTCTGCGCATTCTTCTGAAGATAATCCCTGATCTTCACAGATTTTTTTACGTATCTCACAGTCTGAATACCAAGTCCACTCATTCCGCATCGTCCTCTTCCTCTAGTTCCTCTTGAAACTCATCTAGCCTGCGTAACAACTTGTCTTCAAACCTGTCTAGTATTTCTTCTGAAGAGATCTGTAGTGCTTCCAGAAGATCGTCAGGATCATAGAACCTCAAAAGCTTCTCCTTAATTTCTTCTAGTGTCAGAGACATAATCAACCAACTCCTTAAGTGTGTCTATATTATACCATAGTATTCCGTGTTTGTCACACCATTCAGCCATAGTATTTTTGGTACTTTTGCTCACTTTCTGATTAGGCTTCATAAGTATGAAGATAAGTTCTTGATCGCTTCCAAGGCAGTTAGAGATTGAGCGATACTTCTGGGTGTCTCCTGCTCTGAAATATCCTTTGCACTCAATGAGATACGTTCGTCCGTTGAGTTCATACACAAAGTCAGGGGTGTACTTTCGTTCGATCCTGTAGGGGACTTGAAACGGTTCGTACGTAAAACCAAATGGTTGTAACTGCGTGGCAACATCTTTTTCAAACTCCGACCTAAAGTTTCCTAGTTTAGACTTCCGCGACCTTCGGCTCATTGACCACCTCTGTTAAGTATCTGGGTCCACTTGAGTACAGGAATGTTCTTACTCCGGGCCAGCAAGTATGCTTGTAGGGACAGTAGGAACAACCGACTGCGAGCTTTTGATTTCCACTTTTGCCATCTGGTACGACTTCGTGGCAGTGCTCTGGTGCTTCCGGTTGCTCTACTAGCTTTTTTATGCGGTTGATGTGCTCCTCTATGTCGTAGCCAATCTTGTCGTACACGGGAGCCTGTGTGTCCTCAGAGTCGTACATCAGGTACGTTAGATGGCCGTTCTGTTTGTCCATTGCTAACCAACCAAACTTGGTTTCCCCTTCAGAGTGTGCATACCCTTTAATTTGAGCAACGTATCCAAACGGATCATCAAAAGCCAAACTTCCGTCTTTGAATTTTTTAAACCCAAAAGAGGAAGTGCTCTTAACATCAGTGACAACACCGTCAATTTTGCAGTCCATAGACCCCGTGATACCAGCGACTTCACACTGCTTTTGCTCATCTGTAACCTCGTGTCCTGAGAGTCTGGTGAGAAACAACAGCATCTCTTCGATCAGATGCCCGTACATAAACTTGACGTAGGTGTTAGGAGTCATTTCCTCCTGTACGTCTGGGTTGTTAACTACGTTCCAGAGGTAACGATCATCACGCCCTATGTTTGACATTCGTAGCTTGCGTCCGTCACGCTTCTCTGTGAACAGATTTGACATGAGCTTCTTACAGTTCTCGCCAAAGCGGTCAATCTCTTCGTACAGATCAACGTCCTCTGGTACTTCTTTGGAAGCAACAACAGCGTATATATCGTCTACCAGTGAGTAAAGTTTGTTCATTTATGTTGCTCCATTAGGTCAGCTATGGCTGACTGTGCTTGGTCCGGTGTGCAATTGAACCACTCACCTCTGCGGTCATACGTTTTATCTAGCAGGCTGTGCGCCTCTGACTCAGCAGATCGTCTGTCAGTCACAGACCAGCAAGTGAACAACTCGTAGTCTCTGAACGGTGAAGACGTTTGGTATCCGTTGAGTCTGTCCTCTGAGTCCACTGCCATGCCTACCTTGACCCACTCAGGAAAGTTAGGATTAGTAATGATGTACACCTGTCCCTCACGACTCAGTTCGTACTTCGCGAGACTACTGAAGGCCGCATCTTCAAACGTCTTGTACTTCCCCGGTTTATGTAGCGGGTGAGACTTTGAAATGTATTTACCGTTAACAAACATTTTAGTCTGGTCCCTTTTCCAAACGGCTTCGGGATTGTCTTTGTAGTACTTGCCTTCACCTCTTTTGTAATTCATTACTGTCTCCTTAGTGTGTATCTGCCCACGTTGATCCAACTTGGTACTCTCCGTCGAGTGGGCATCTGAGTTCAAAAGAAATCCCAGCCGCCTTGATGCACTCCACTGCGAGCCACCCGTACTTCTCTGCTTGTTCTGTAGCCACCTCCGACTGTATCTCATCGTGTACATTCCCTACAAACTTGTAATCAATCCCGTGCTGTGTTGCGTAGTCATCTAAGAGAATCAAAGCCCTCTTCATAATGATAGCACCAGCGGCCTGCAACAGTGTGTTTAATGCACTATGTTCTGATCTGACCCAGAGCTTTCGTCCGTCGAGTCCAATGAGATGCCCTTTCCTAGAAGCTTGTCCAACTCGTTCTCGTAGAGCTTCAAGAGCAGGTGTATTTCGTAGAAATCGCTGCCTAAGCGTATAGCCATCTTTTGCAGTTCCTCCGACGATGCTTCCAAGTTTGGCGTCTCCTGCTCCGTAGAGGAAAGCATAGATGAAAGTCTTTGCTTGAGGTCTTGTTGCAAGTCCTGCAGCAGTTTGATTTCTGGTGTGAATGTCGTCTCTAAGCAAGACATTTGTAAACTCCTCGTCGCCCATGTAGTGAGCGAGCATCCTTAGTTCTAGTCCACTGGCGTCAACACCTACCAGCCTGTGTCCCTCTGGAACCACCCAGCAGTCACGGCACTCCTTTCCAAACTGAGAGTTTACTGAGGGAACCTGTGCCATGTTAGGACTCTGGTGTGTCATGCGTCCTGTAATTGCACCGTTGGTTGTTACCCTACCGTGTACCCTACCGTCATCCTGTACGTGCTCTAGCCATGAAGATACTTGGGCGTATCTCTTTTGGAATAGAAGGTACTCAAGAACCAAAACAGCTTCCGGTATATGTTTGTTTTCTTCAAGTGTCTTTTCATCCACCTGTGACCTGCCAGATGGGGTGAGTTCCGACCATACAGCACCCTTAGCTTCAAGTCTTTCTGCCACCTGTTGCCGTGAGCCGGGGTTGAACACCGTGACCTTATCCTTAAGGCGCTTACCCGTTTTCTCTGACCACCTCTCTTCAACAATTGGCGGGAACACTTCCTGCAACTCTTCTTCAATAGCATACATACGCTCCTTGAATTTAGCACACAGTGTGTGACACAGCCTCTGATCCAGTAGCCACCCGTTTTCCACCTGACCTTGTACGATCCACTGTACCTGATGCTCTAGGTCAATGCACTCCTTAGAAAAGCCGTCCAGCTCTACCCGTAGCCTGCTGTACACAGCCTCTGTTAGCTCTACGTCACGGATGCAATAGTCAATCATCTCTGGTGTCAGCTGTGACCAATCCTCGTGGTCGCCTTTGGCGTAGCCTAGGATGTTGCCCCAGTTACGCAGCGAGTGTCCACCAGACCTGCTAGGGTCAGCAAGTCTAGATAGTACTAGAGTGTCAGCGACCATACCCCGGTCAAAAGTAAAGTCCCAAAGACGCTCAACCACAGGAACATCGAAACCAATTCCGTTGTGGAAAATGAACTTAGCCGGTGCTTTACGCGATACATACGCTTTGAAGTCTTTTTCATTGCAGATTACCTCGCTCTCTCCGTTGTGGCGGCAGACAGCACACCAGATAACTGTGGCGTCTAGTCCGTCAGTTTCAATGTCACAGTAGACAACGTTCAAAACTGTGTAGCCTTTACGCTTAAGCCATTTTTATCTAAGTCGTGGCAAAGCTGATACAACTCACACTCTTGTTCTGTTCCCATAAAATAAGTTGATGCTGATTCAGAACAATAAACTAAATGTGTGCAGTCATCTAAATTAATCTTTTTTACGTACACGGTTCGAATACTGCTGTTATCTCTGTGCTGTTTTGCGTACTCAATTTGATAGCTCAAAGCCTCTGGATAAGTATTAAAGTTTTCGACTGCTAAATCTAGTTTGTCCTCTGAAAATATAACACGCACAGAATACATTATGTTTTTCAAAACTCTGTCTCCGGTGGGTTAGGGTTGGCGCACTCGTGGATGCGTCCAGTAAACTTATCGTACCGTAGCCAACAGGCGGGACCAGTTTCACCAGAGTAGCGATTCTTGAGTATTCTCACTGTCGTGGTGTTCCTTACGTCCTCGTCTTGGTGTTGTTGGTCACGCTCCATGCCTATGACGATATCAGAGAGTTGAGCAATACTCTGGCTACCCCTGAGATCCTGCAGGCTGATCCTGCCGCCGTCCTCGTGTGCTGTACCAGAGCTACGTCTTAGGTGTGACACGAGGAACAGTGTGATCCCTGTCTCAGCAACCAGTGTGCGTAGCTTGGTCATAATCTCATCTATAGCTTTCCGTTCGTCCCCGTTCTCTTGAGAAGAAACCACGATTGACAAGTGGTCGAGGATGACATAGCGACAGTCGCAGGCCTTTGCCATGTGCCGTACTCTTGAAAGAAGCTCATCGGCTGATGTTGACCCCCAGTGATCGAACAGGTAATAACGTCCAGAGCCCATCGTTGCTTCCCAATGAGGTCTAAGCTCATCAACAGGCGAGTCTTCCTCCAAGTGGAGTCTCCTAGATGATGCCACCGACATAATTCCCAAAGCTGTTGTTGCAACGTCCTCCTCCAGTGCAAGTACACCGATGTTGGCGTCTGTGCGTTGAAGCAAATCGTACTCAAGTTCTCTGATAAACTGGGACTTTCCCATACCACTACCGCTTGTGATAGTGACAAGTTCGTAAGGCCTGTGTCCTCTTGTGATTTCATTTAGTCCGTCCCACGGGTACGGTATGCTCTGTACTTGACGCTTATTTACCAGCGCCTCCCATGTGTCAGCACCAGCGACGATACCGTCAGGCCTGTACACCTTTGCGTCCCACCAAGACTGTGTAAACTCCTGCACCCTGTTAGCCATGAGCATCTCACTGGCGTCCTTTAGGGGTAGGCTACACATCTTCAGCTTGTTGGGGCTAAACAGATCCTTGATCTGCTCTACTGCTAACTCTCCTGCCTTGTCTTGGTCAAAGCAAAGCACCACGTTATCGTAGCCTTCCAGCCACTCTAAGTTCTGCTTGATCTCTTTGGCAGCGCCTCCTGCTCCTGCCCGTAGCGATACCACATCGTACTTCTGTCCGAACATCTCGTAGACAGACATGGCGTCCAGTTCGCCCTCAGTGATCGTGATAAACTTACCCCTACCACGGCACTGCTTCTGACCAAACAGTCCCACGTTAGACATAGTGCCCGACGATAGAAAGTCTTTGGTCTTAACTACGCGAGACTTAGCGGCTACTAGCTCACCTGTGTCTACGTCATAGTACGGGTAGTAGTGCCTAGCGATCTTACCGTTGGCATCGTACTCTACTGTGACCTGATAGTGCTTCACGGTCTTAGCAGACAAACGCCTGTCGGTAATTTCAGCTACCACGCCACCCATGTTTAGGTTACTAGGTGTTGTCACCTCAGTTTCCTCTCCTGTTTCACCGTTTACGTGATAGTCGCAGTCGGCAGAAAAACAGTGGCGGCCACCGTTAGAGTAAACCGCCACATTGTTCCTACTACCGCACTTGGGACATTCCTCGTGGTGTAGGAATTTAGAGTCCATCAGAAGTCAGCCACCTCCGGTGACCCTTCTGCTTCCTCTAGCACCTTCACAGCCTCCAGATACACTGGTGTACCGTGGACAGGATGTGCTGGACCTGTCTTGTACTTCAGACGCACACGGGAGTTATACGGTACTTCCCCGTTGTACCCGTTGCCTTCAGCATCGTACATACCAATGTTATACTTGGACTTAAACTTGCGCTGTTTATTGCCCTCGTAGTCCTTGATCTTGACACCCTGTGCCGCCAGTGTAGCCGCATCGTCCTCTGACATGGTGATGGTCATACTGAACGTACCAGTGTCCTGACCATTGTACACATCAGTTTTGGTGACGTTTGAGAAGTTCACCGTACCTTCGATAACTTGACTTGTCATATTGGAATAATCTCCGTTTGTTGAAATAAGTTCCCGCAGGAACACCTATAGTATCTCATGCCCAGAGTCTTTTGTCAACCGCTTACCCCTAGACTGGTACTTTTTGGCATCCTTCTTTCTGTCCTTGTGTGCGCCTCCCTTGTTGTGATCGTGCTTGGCTACAGGATTCCAGCGCCTAACTTTAGTAGTCACGTAAGTCCTCCTGTAGTACTAATGTAGTATTACCCATTAGTTTATTTCTTTAGTTTATTTCTTTAGTACTCCTTAATACTACTTAAGATGTTATCATAGTTTTCCTGTAATTGCAACACTTCATCTTGTGATAAATTACCGTCATTAGGTATTGACTCCATGTTCTCTAGCTCCCAATGGGTAGCAATAGACACCGCTAAACAGTCTGTACACAGATCATAGTGTATACCCCTAGCGTCTTTCTTCAGTGTTTCAGCGTCATCTAAGATAACGTCACATGCACGACACCTCATCCGTTGTCCTCCGGTCCAAATACTTGTGAGTATGCTTTGCATAGCTCTCTGTAACTTTTGGCTCTGTAGCGATCCCTGATAACACCACGGGCCATAGACACCACTGTGGCAAAGTCTATAAAGTTAAACTCAAACTCTGTCAAGTCTTGTATCATCTGTTCCTGTGATAAATCTGGTTCGTTGTAATCGTTCATTATACTGCCTCCTGTCCGTACCAGCGCATAGGGATGCCCCGTGCGTCCCAATCGTCTGCCTTGTAGTTATAGTATACCTGATAGCCTAGCACTGGGTCAAGCCTCTTGCACTCATCTGGCATACACTGAGGCGGATCAGTGAAACCACCGTCAGATATGCCTCTAGGAGCCTCTGTAAGCGCCTCTGAGTGCGTTTGTATGGTTTTGTGTACCCTACCATACCTGCGTGTATATTCGTCTCCTAGAGCCTCCAGATGCCTCCTGAGCCATCTGTAATTCTGGCGGCTCTGGCGTACCCAGACTGCAGACGGGTGGTTTTTGTGCGTAGACTTGTACGCAATCTGGCCCCCGTCGATCTCATTGTGTGCTGTAGAGAGTAGCTGTGCTGTCTCTAGTATCATCTTAACTACGTGACGGTCACACTGTAGCTTTGCTGCCTCGTGTGGGTCACGGTCTAGGTAAAATATGTTCATAAGATTTCCTTATTTTTACAGCAACAACACTTATCAGAATCAAACGTGATGTGCTCCCATCCTTCTATAGTTTCTGGTTTAACGTGACAATATATCGCCAGTAGGTTTATTGTTTTTTCCATTACGGAACCCTCTATACGCAGATGGTAACACCCAAGGACATCAGTTAACAGGTTAGCTATTATCATTTTATCTTTTTTTGAGGTACGCATGTCATGCCTCTAGTAACGAGTGAAAGAATGAATCATTAACACGCTTTGCGTGAGTCTTTTTGCCTTGCAACCATTTGCGTATATGTTTTGATGTTGTTAGGTGCCAACGGGTTTTTGTTCTAAAGTACCCTTGCTTTGGTACGTAGGCCGCAACAGGTTTATCGTAACTAAACAAAACTATACAGCCGTTTTTACACAGTATTTCTGTTATGTTTTTGCCGGTCTTTTTCATGTGGCTCCCCTCTATAACTCCATTTGCTGTTCGTGTATCTCTTTTAACTGTTTAAGTATCCTCTCGCAGTCCTCCACTGCTATTATATCAACAATACCTCGCTCGTCTATCTCGTCGCAGTACTGAGTGTAACGTGCGGCACCGTTTAGTTCTCTGTATGCCCTCGTTGCCTTCACCTTTAGCTTCAATACTTGGCTTGTCATAATCAATCCCCGTGGTCTGTCGGTAGATAATCTTCACCCGCTAAAACTTCATCCTGTATTATACTCTCAAAATAATCCACGTTCCACCCTTCGCGTAAATCTCTGTCGCCTACTGTGATCTTGTCAATGGTCACTAAGTCCTGATAATCGTCCCTGTCTAGCGTCCAGTGGATCACTACGTCCAGTGTTGCCCATTCACAGTCTACCTGTGTTTCCGTTTGGTGTTGTCCGTATCGTCTGCTCATGGTGTGTAATTCTCCTTCGCGTGTTCTACGTCTAGGTTGACAAAGCAAGCTAAACCCCTGTCGCCCCATGCGTCACTAGTGAATTTGTAAAATCCCCACGATGGCTCCGTAGGATGCCGCCCGACAAACTCTGCACCCTCCGCAATCTGATCTCCCTCATAATACTCACCTGATAGCATACACGGATAATCGTACATTATAAACCCTCCTCGCTAAAGATTAGCCATGCGGTTATCACTAGGCAACCAAAGCCCCAAAGCCAGATGATGTCTGTTTCCATTGTTCAACCCTCTGTCAATGTGTCAAAGAACTCTTGTGGCGCTTCTGTGACGTTTCCAGCGTGACGAGTGGACAACCATTTGTTGATGTGCCGTGACGTGGTTGGACTCCATTTCTTAGAAGTTCGGACGTAACCGTCTTCAGAGTGAAATACTGCTACTGGTGTCTGGTAGCTGAACAACACTTCGTGCCCGTTAACGTAAACTTCTGTCATGTTGCTTGCGATTTGTCGTAGTTTCATTGTGTTACCCTCTTTGGCTTGTGTTGCGTTGGCTTACCAGTGAACCCAGAGTGTAACCCTAGGCTCACCAGTAATACAACCCTCCTATGCTTGCATAAACTTGGTGAATGAATCGTAGTCATTTGCGTACCCGTTCAGGTGACACTTTTCTCTGGCGATCTGAAACCTAAACTCGCTAATGTCTCGCATGGTCTGCACTACCTGATCATACGGTGCGCTCTTATCGTAGGCGTCAGCTTCGCCATAGAATAGCTTAGCTATTACTCTTATCTCATTAATAGTCATAGTGATTACCCTCTATATAGTTAACGTTGATTACCTTGATATGGTTCCCATTGTACAGGTATCCCGTCAGTGTGCAAGCAGTATATTGTGTGAATATTACCAATGTCTATCTGTTGACTGCTGGTGTTGTTCTGTGCTATTCGCGTGTGCGCGTGTGTATAAAAGGTCACATGAATTTACCTGTTGACATCCTGTGTTGTCTATGCTTGGGGTGTAGCTAGAGGGTCCAACATAGGCTCACACACTTGTCAACACATATTTACCTGTGAATATTCCCAGTGTTGAAACACTTGACAACCCGTGTTGTCTGTGGTAGGACACTGGGCCTCGTGTTTACCACAGTCTGCGCCTCGTGTCAACCCGTGATGCCTTGTGAATAATACCAATGTTTATCCTTGCAACCGTGTTGGACTTGTGGTATCATGGGGTGGGCCTTTGTTTGACCCCGGGGGAGGGGGTTGTCCTGTGTTAATTATAGTTGTACCCTCTTGTCCACTTAAAAGAGTGAATTTAGCTAAAAAATAAGTAAAAAAGAGTGGTTTTAACTCGTGTACAACCATTTGATTTACCTCGTGATTACACCTGAGGGCGGCTACAAGGGTAAATGTAGTGTCCCTATGTATTACTTGTGACTTATTTACTACAAATAAAGCTTGACTTTTGAGTAAAAGTATGGTATAATAATAAGCAGATACTAGGTTGTATTTAGTAGTACAGGCGTGGGGCCTTAGTTGACCACTAAACTGTTCGTATAGATCCCCTCTTCTGTTGCAACCTAGGCAGGGGACTCATGCGAACTGGAGTTAAACATAAGGAAACAGGATAATGTCGTCAGGAGACAGCAACTTAAGTAGCAGCTCTAGCACTGACACCCTAGCTCAACAAGCGGCTGAACGTAAGGAAGTTAATTTACGTAAACGCAAAAGAGGAAGACCTAAGAAGGCTGAGATCAAAGCTAAAACAGCAGGCTCTAGAGGCCAAGTAGGTAGACCCAAGGGTGATGCTTCAATAATTAATGAGTACAAAGCTAGGATGTTAGCTAGTCCTAAGTCAGAACTAGTGTTACAGACTATATTTGATGCTGCAACTAACGATGACCACAAGAATCAAGCAGCAGCATGGAAGCTAATTATGGACCGTATACTCCCTGTGGGGGTTTTTGAGAAGGATGTAATCAAAGATGCGGGACGAAGTGCAATACAGATTAACATCACTGGGGTCGGAGGCACGACTATTGCTGATGGCTTTGAGTCGGGAGAAGAAATTGATGGAGAATCAGTGGATGTCACGAGACAAGTTTGACGAAGCACTAAAAGAAACCTTGGGCTACGTTGTTAGAGTGGGTGATGCTACAAGTCAACTAGTAAATGTAGCTATTCTGCTTGGTGATAACGCTAACGAGTCCGTCTCAGGACGTTCTCACAGGCTCAAGGACAAGTCTAAGGCTTGGGCATGGTTAGGTGCTTCTATTGACTACGTGTTTGATGACAAGCACTGTGAACGCGCGTACAACAACGATGTAGCTAGGGCAGCAAAGACCCTAAGTGAGTCTAAGCCTAAAAAGAAAACTACTAAGAAGTGAAGTTCTTTAGTACTTCTGAGTTTGACTGCCAACATACTGGTGAAAACCGTATGGAAGAGGACTTCTTGAGTAAGCTTGATGCTCTCAGGGAGCACTGTGGCTTTCCTTTTGTTATCACCAGCGGCTACAGAAGCCCTGACCACCCGTTAGAGGCTGTAAAAGAGATACCGGGAACACACGCGCAAGGCATAGCAGCAGACATAAAGATAACTAACTCTGCTCAACGGTATTCGATTATAAAAGGAGCCTTAGAGCACGGCTTTACTGGTCTAGGGGTCGCTGGTGACTTTATTCACTTAGATACACGGGGTTCTGCTCCGGTGATTTGGACTTACTAATGTTATACACCAAGCACACAACACTTACAGACACAGCGCTTACCACGTTGTTTACTGTTCCTAACGGGTTTCATGCAGTAATAAACTACGTGTTTATAGCTAACCACGGTGGCTCTACGAACAGTATTGATTTGTACTGGGATGTTTCTGGAACGCCACAAGCGTACATCTTTGATGGATCTAACGTGGCTGGAGGAGGCAAAGAAACACTGAGTAATGGCGGTGGCCCCATGTTTGTCTTACACCAAGGAGAGGTAGTTAAGTGCCAAGCAACAAGCGCAGGAAATTTAGAAGTAGTTGTAACCTTTGACTTGTTGCCAGCACCGGCATCTCTTGTAAACTTTAACGGTACGTAGTGATGATTACTTTTATAGGTGCTGATTGGTGTCCTGCGTGTCGCAGTACCAAGAAGACCCTCAAAGAACTCAACATGGAATACAAATACGTTGAGATACCTCCCGGTCAAGCTGGCTGGGACTTAGTGGAAACGATGACAGGAAAACGGTCTATACCACAAATATTCTACCACTTTGGTGGATCTAAAGATTTTAACGAAGCACTAACCTCTCTCAGTTTAACAGGAGAAACACCTTAATGAAATATCTATTAGCGTCTCTTTTTCTGTTCTCATCAGCAGTATTTAGTCAAACTGTAATTGAGTACGATGATGGGTCTACATATACTCTAGATGACCGTGAAAACGTCTTTGTATCTACACGGCCCCTGTTTACTAAAAAGACGTACAGCAACGGAGCTGTAAACTTTACCCCTGTAGAAGCTAATAGTGACAGGGACTACGTTGCTTCTCCTACTGATGGTATTGAAATAGGCTCTGCTGAGTGGTGTGAGGCTTACGTACCTTGGAGCGAGGGCTACACGTTTAATATGCAGGCTTGGCAACGACACTGTGACACCAACGGTGACGGTGAGTACGGAGAAGGTGACGCAGGCTGGGTTGAGTAACATTTGACTGATCTTAATGTACAGCTGTTACCTTGGCAGCAAGAAGTCTACTCTGATCCCGTAAGGTTCAAGGTAGTCGCTGCTGGAAGACGGACAGGGAAGTCCAGACTCGCAGCGTGGATGTTAATCATCAATGCGCTGCAGGCCGACAAAGGCCACGTTTTTTACGTTGCGCCCACTCAGGGTCAGGCCCGTGATATCATGTGGCAGACTCTGTTGGAGCTAGGACACCCTGTGATTGCGGGTTCTCATATTAATAACCTGCAGATCAAGCTGGTCAACGGGGCCACGATTAGTCTCAAGGGAGCCGACAGGCCAGAGACAATGCGTGGTGTGTCCTTGAAGTTTCTTGTGATGGACGAGTACGCAGACATGAAGCCTGACGTATGGGAGCAGATCCTCCGTCCAGCACTAGCTGACCAAAAGGGATCAGCGATGTTTATAGGTACGCCTATGGGCAGGAACCACTTCTACGAACTGTACAAACTTGCGGAGCTAGGGGACGATGAAACTTACAAGGGGTGGCACTTTACCAGTTATGACAACCCACTCCTCGACCCTGAAGAAATTGATACGGCAAAGAAGTCAATGTCGAGCTACGCCTTCCGACAAGAGTTTATGGCCTCATTTGAAGCAAGAGGCTCCGAAATGTTCAAAGAAGATTGGGTCCACTACGGAGAAGAACCAGAAGTAGGAGACTACTACATAGCTGTTGACTTGGCTGGTTTTGAGGAAGTAAACAAGAAACGGACGAAGAACACAAAACTGGATGAAACCGCAATCGCTGTTGTTAAAGTTAGTCCTGATGGTTGGTACGTTGATAACATTATACACGGGCGGTGGAGCCTTGACGAGACTGCCGCCAAGATATTTCAGGCCGTTAGAGACTACCGACCCATTAGCGTGGGTATTGAAAGAGGAATAGCAAAGCAGGCGGTCATGAGTCCCCTCACGGACCTACAGAAGCGGTACGGGACGTTTTTCCGTGTCGAAGAGTTGACCCACGGTAACAAAAAGAAGACTGACAGGGTTATGTGGGCGCTACAGGGACGCTTTGAAAACGGTTACGTATCTATTAACAAAGGTGAGTGGAACAACAGATTCTTAGACCAACTGTTTCAGTTTCCAGATCCCCTTACCCACGATGACTTAGTGGACGCGCTAGCATACATAGACCAGTTAGCTAAAGTAGCGTACAGTTACGACTACGAAATAGATGAACACGAAATACTAGATGTAGTAGCAGGGTACTGACATGAGCATGTTTTGGAAAGAGTTTACAAAGAATTTACCTAGTAATAAAATTTTCAGACCTTTAAACACCTACGGAATATACGCAATCGGTGCTGTAGTGTTTTTTACACTAGGGTACTGTGTTGCTATGATTTAAGGAACCTAAGATGGCAGAAGAAATCTATAGCCAAGATCCTCTGATGATAGAGGAGTCGTTGGAAGAGTGGGTGATGACCAAGTGTGAAAACTGGAGAGATCACTATGAATCAAACTACGAAGAAAAGTTTGAAGAATACTATAGGCTATGGCGAGGTCAATGGGATCCTGTTGACTCCGAAAGAGCATCAGAGCGTTCTCGCATTATCTCTCCTGCGCTTCAGCAGGCTGTAGAGTCTAACGTAGCAGAGCTAGAAGAGGCCACGTTTGGTAGAGGCAAGTGGTTCGACATTACGGACGATGCCAACGACCAAGACCCCAAGGACATAGCGTACCTCCGCAAGAAACTATCAGAAGACTTTGAGGCCTGTAAAATACGCAAGGCTGTTGCTGAGTGCTTGATTAACTCTGCAGTCTTTGGCACGGGTATCGGTGAGATCACTCTAGAAGAAATCAAAGAGATGGCCCCGGCTACACAGCCCATCATGGACGGACAGCTAACTGCTGTAGGCGTCAACATTACAGACAGGGTTGTAGTTAAGCTAAAGCCCGTGTTGCCTCAGAACTTCTTGATCGACCCTGTAGCTACGTCAGTAGATGACGCTATGGGTGTGGCTATTGATGAGTTTGTGTCTAAGCACAGCGTAGAGATACTACAGGAGCAGGGTGTATACAACGATGCTCTCATTGAGTCTGCCGCACCTGACGCAGACCTAGAGCCTGACCAAGACCTCACGATTTACAACGACGATAAAGTGCGTTTGACTAAGTACTACGGTCTAGTGCCTCGTGAGTTACTTGAAAACGAAGGCGTAGACGTAGAAGAAGAATCTAAGTACGTAGAGGCTATTGTAGTTATTGCCAACGGCGGTACGCTCTTGAAGGCAGAAGCCAACCCCTACATGATGAATGATCGTCCTGTCGTTGCGTTTCCTTGGGATGTAGTACCGGGACGCTTCTGGGGTCGTGGCGTGTGCGAGAAGGGCTATAATTCTCAGAAAGCTCTAGACACAGAGCTACGAGCACGTATTGACGCACTGAGCCTCACGATTCACCCAATGATCGCTATCGACGCTACACGGCTTCCTAGAGGGGCTAAACCAGAAGTGCGCCCCGGAAAGATGATCCTAACCAACGGAGATCCTCGTGAAGTACTTCAACCATTTAACTTTGGACAGGTCGGACAGATCACGTTTGCACAGGCCGCATCTCTTCAGCAGATGGTTCAACAGGCTACAGGAGCAGTTGATTCAGCAGGAATTGCTGGCAGTGTTAACGGTGAAGCTACTGCCGCTGGCATTAGTATGTCTCTTGGCGCTATTATTAAACGCCATAAGCGCACTCTGATTAACTTCCAGCAGTCGTTTCTACTCCCGTTTGTTACCAAAGCTGCACACAGGTACATGCAGTTTGATCCTGAGTCTTACCCCGTAGCGGACTACAAGTTTAACGCTACGAGCACTCTGGGCATCATTGCTCGTGAGTACGAGGTTACTCAGCTGGTGCAGCTCTTGCAGACTATGAAGCAAGACAGCCCAATGTACCCTGTGTTGATCCAGAGCATCATCGACAACATGAACCTCAGTAATCGTGAGGAACTCATTGCGACAATGCAACAGGCGTCACAGCCTAACCCGCAGGCACAGCAAATGGCTATGGTTGCACAGCAAACACAGGTTGAGTTCCAGAAAGCACAAACAGCTGCGTTGCAGGGGCAGGCCGCAGAGTCTCAAGCTAGAGCAGGTAAGTACGCTATTGAAGCACAGCTTGCACCGCAAGAACTTGAGATTGAAAAGATTGAAGCAATCACACGAAACCTCAGAGAAGGTGATGAAGACGATAAAGAGTTTGAGCGTCGAATGAAGATTGCTGAAGTGGCGTTGAAAGAAAAGAACCTTAACAACCAAGAAGCTAGAGGAGCAACACCCCGTGCTAATGACACAAACCGAAATGACCAAATTTCTAGACCAGATCAACCAAGCGTTCAAAGACCAGTTCGACAAATTGGACTTACTGGAGAACCGGGTCAAGGAACTGGAGGAGAAGGCTAATGCCGCAGAAAAAGGATCCAAGGCTGGCGCGAGCAGGGGTAAGCGGGTACAACAAACCGAAGAGAACACCTAATCATCCTAAGAAGTCTCATGTAGTTGTTGCTAAGGAAGGCGACAAAGTGAAAACTATTCGTTTTGGTGAGCAAGGAGCTAAGACTGCTGGCAAACCTAAAGCGGGTGAAGGCGATAAAATGAAAAAGAAACGGGCATCGTTTAAAGCTCGTCACGCAAAAAACATAGCCAAGGGTAAAATGTCTGCAGCTTATTGGGCAAACAAGGTGAAATGGTGACATGGCTAAAAACATGAAGCACTACAAGCGTGACGGGACCTTGTGGTCAGGGAACACGCACAAGATGCCTGACGGTTCGCTCCACACAGGCAAAACCCACGGCAAGACCTCTGTAAAGCTGTATCATTATAAGGACTTGTCTAAGAAAGCAAAGGAGAAAGCTAATGTATAACAAAGGTAAAAAGAAGAAAAAGCCAAGAGGTAAATAACAATGGCTAGGGGACTATACAGCAATATTCACGCTAAACGCAAAAGAATTGCCGCAGGATCTGGCGAAAAGATGCGTAAACCGGGATCAAGAGGTGCTCCTACAGCTAAAGCCTTTAAAAAGGCCGCTAAAACAGCCAAAAAGAAACGGTAATAATACCCACAAATAACACTTGACTTTTAGTCAAAAATATGTTATAATAGGAGATATAGAGACAACCTTATGGCCTCACTAGATCAAGAAACAGAACAGTATTACAATAAGTACTTTGACCTGTTTAACAACCCCGGTTGGAAGCAGTTAATCGAAGAACTACAACAGAACGCTCTTGT